TAAACCTGACGACTGGTTGGTACGATGGTTGGTATAGCCAAACCCTTATCAGGCTTAAAACGCAAAAAAACCCCAAAAACCGAAGTCTTTGAGGGTGATCTAAGTCATTGATTTTATTGATATAGTTGGTTGCGGGGGTAGGATTTGAACCTACGACCTTCAGGTTATGAGCCTGACTCTTTTCCGCAGAACTCTGCCAATTGTTAATCGTGGTTGGTATAGTGGTTGGTATAATTTTTCGCACTTTCTTCTGGTTGGTATAGTGGTTGGTATACTATGGTTTTTTCAAAGTTTTTGCAACTTTTTCTCCAGACCTTCCAACAACATATCCACCAACACCTACTGTTAATAGTGTCCAAAGTTCATCTGGCAGAGGTATCATTAACTTGCTACCAGTGGCCACTTCAACAAGCGGAAAGATTAAATAATTTACACTTACAATCAGTGTAATATTAAACATCAGGATTGGCCTCCAACTACTGGCAATCCAACTTTCAGACTTGGCCTCGGCAAGAATAATCTGACTTGCTGATGCCTCAATCTGCTTTGTGTTTTCTAATAATGCAAGCCTTACCTTATTTTCAGCTTCTGCCTTTTTGTCTGGGTCTGGTATGGCCTCTTTGACTATGTCACCAACTATTGGTGCTAGTGCTGATATTAATCCTATCAAAATATTCTCCCTTATATTTTAGACATCTTGCCACTGGCCAGTACGCATTTGTTCAGATAGTTCATATGCTCTTTGACCTACTTGGGATGCCCACTTTGATTCACCGCCATTGGAACCTATAATCATTTCTTTAGATGCACCTTCATAGTCACCATTGGATAGGCAACCAATAAATTTTTGAAATGTATTTAAACCTGCAAAACCAAGATTAAAACACATATTGTCACAAACTGCTTTTCTAACTTCATCCAGGCCATTGTACCAATCTGTACCACTTAACTGCTCCTGTACCTTCTTTACGTCATTAGACAGCATAAACTCTGCCTCTTCTTCAGTAACCCCTACATCTTCCAGGTTCCTGCCATAAGCAATTGTCAATTTATTTGCACTGCAATGATAAGGAAAAAGTCTTTTGCCTTCATGACGTTTTAGTTGATCTATAAGTTTGCTCATAATTAACCTTTTAAATATTTTGCCCACCAAATTATTATGGCTAGGCCAATTGTTGCTAATCCAATTCCAACACTGCAATTGATTATTAAATCTCTACGTTTGGCTTGTTCTTCAAGTTCTTTTTTTCGTATTGCTCTTGCCTGTGCAATTGTGGCCTGTAGTCGTTCCCATTGACCCATCCCATCTGATCCATACAGCAAAAATAATGAACGCAATTCGTCTTTTAATCTTTTCTGCTCTTCTTCTTTGAAATGTTGTTCAAGAGCATCATCCATGATACCGCCAAACAATCTTTTCTTTTTTTTTCTTTCTTTACCAAAGTTAAGTTCGGCCTCGGCATTGGCATATTTTTTTATATAATTGGAGGCACTTTGCAAATCTTTGCCCATAGAAATAATTTTTTTTATTCCTGCATGGGCAGATGTTAGCATACCAAATGCACTGATGGGATCTATCATTAATGTTTACCTAATTTACTTGGAGAGTGCTTTGTCTAGTTTATCTTCTAGTCTGTGTAAGGCATCCATTACCTTTGTAACGTCATCTCTTACATCATCTTTTCTTGCATAGTTATATGCAATCTCTTCTCTTGTTTTATTGATTAATATTTGTTGCCTTTTGACCTCTTTTACGAGGTATGTGAAAACCCAAGCAAAGGGAAGAATAACAAATGTCAATATTGCCGACCATATAACTTGGACATCCAGTTCCATCTTATATAGCCGATATAATAAAGGCTAGTAATTCACTATACCTTACACCTAATCTAGTTTGTTCTTTACCATCATCATCTGTCCAAGTATCAGAACAAAACATTGCATATTTACTTGCATCTAAACCCTCTGCTGTAAAAGCATCTTGTAAGTCTTGTGCTATAATACCAAAGTGAGTTCTTGCATTGTCACCTTTTTCTGCAACCTTATCTTTCCATCTAAACTTTCTCATTAGACCTTTAGCAACTACAGCTACTCTTTTTTCTGCATCACTTAGTTCTTCTATGTCTTGTTTTTCATTTCTATCTGATGTTTGGATTGTGCCATTGGTTGCAAATACATCATTCCACCTACCATTACTTGCCCCTAAATCTTGAGTATTGTCAGAAGTCGAGCCATTTTTACAAGGGCGAAGCTGATTAGCACTACTCATTAAAACACCATTACTGTTTGTGCCAGAAGCACCAAAAATCATTTCTTCAGTAAAGGGAGTATTGATAAAACCTACAGCAGAATTGTCTTTACGGAACTCCATTAAATTACCAAAACTTGTTTTTCTGTTTAAAAACATATTGGTATTACCATCTCTTGTAGAAACTATTGTGCCAGTGCCTTCAATCTCAGTACCAACAACATTTGCAGTTTGGTCTGTTTTTCCTACAGTGATAACACCACCACTAGATACCCTTGCTCTCTCCGAACCACCAGTTTCAATTGTTACTGTATCAGCAGAAGGAAATCTTATAGCTGTGTTGGTATCTCCATCATGAATAATTTTATCTGCAATGGTTACGTCACCATCTTTAAGAGTTACACCATCAACTGCTACCCCTGCATCTGTAACTTTTTCTGATATTGTTCCTACTGTTAATGTACTCATTCTAAACTCCTAACATGCCATTAATACACAAGGCACTAAATATGTGCCATCATCATATGTATGTGATACGTTTGTTGATGTTACTTTTGCTATTGTTTTACTTCTTACAATATCGTCATCTTGAGGTTTTGCAGTGCCATCTCCTGCACTCATAAGCAAATCACCTCTAGCTACTGTTGTTCCTTTAGCAATCCTAATAACAAAATCACCAGTCATTGCTAAATAATAATCATCAAAATCATCATCACTATCCCAACTTTGGAAAACTCCTGCCACATTTACATCACCTTCTACATCACTTACTTTAGTATGATTTAATTGTTCATTATCTTCTGTATATGCAGATTTTTTTACATCTCCTACAGAAACTCCATCTGGTAATTCATCTTCATTTGTCCACAAAACTTCTTCATGTGACCACACAACCATATCATCAAGGTTGGACATGACTGTTCCTCTTAACAAAGTATTTGGTTGACCACCTCCAACAAGTCTTGACCAACGACTTAAATGACCACCAGTGTAATTTACAGTTGAGCCACTTATTCCTATATTACCTTCTGAACTGCCCTCGTGCAGAAATTGGATAAGAGTGCCATCAGTTGTTCTATTAAAAAAAGCACATTGCGTGTTGTTAGAACTAACTTCTAGTTGCCCAGTAGGTCTATAAGAAAAAGCACCTGCTGTATTAGATTGTGCAGGAGTATTGACAACTGAACCTATTAACAATTCTCCACTATCATTAAATTTTATTGCAGGGTCTGTTCCTCCACTATTACGAAAATCTAAGTCACCATTTGGACTAACGCCAATTTGCCAACTTTCTTGACCAGAGTTTTCTTCTAAATATATAGCATACTTACTAGAATTAGTTTTAACCATAAGTGGACTAGTTTGGTCAGTTTCAATTCCACCAACTTTTACATTCTCTGAACTATCTATGGTTATTGCTGTTGCATCAGCATTATCGTCTATACCTCTACTTGTAAATGCCCCTGCGACTGTTACACCTTGCGAACTGTCAACAGTAACAGCAGTTGTATTTGCTGTCTTTATTATAACTTGGTCATTAGTAGATAAATCTAATCCACTGTCATTATCTCCAGTAGAGTTAACAACAGAATTTACTTTAATTTCTGACATATTTTACTCCTTTGGGTGCTTATCTTTTATTGCTTTGATAGTTTCTTTCCAACCATCTATGCCATTGTGATATAGATCATCTAATTGATCTGCTATTGATGGATATTCAGATGCTCTTTTTCTTTGATATTCTTTAGCATCATAGTCAGCTTGTAATTCTTTAGCTTTAGCTTCAACAGCTTTCATATCAATAGTATCTGTAATATCTTTATCATTAGCATCTAATATTATCTTTGCATTTCCACCGATGCTTACAGCTTTTGGATATAAAGAATATATTGCTTGATTTTTCATACTCATCCTGCAATCTCCATAGCTACTATGTGTGTTGGGATAGGATTGCTAGTCCCAGTTATTTCTCTTCCAATTACTGTTGTTGCATGAACATCACTATCAGCATTTTTACCACAAAATCGTAAACCATAAGTTATTTGAGAAGTAGTGCTTGGACTATCTAAAACCATCATATTAAAGGGGAATGTTGTATTTGCCACTGCGGGAACAGAATTACCACTTGCTAAACCAGTAGTTGCATTACCTAAATTTGTACTATCTCTGAAAATTGTTGTGTACCAACCATCATCACCATCTGTTGCATTACAAGTGCCACTACAATGCACTAAAATTTTTGAGGATGTAGAAGATGGTGTAATATTTACTTGTGCAGTATTACTGCCAACAACAAATGATTGAGAAGTTGTACTCCTATCATCAGTATCAACAGCAGTAACTACTTGTAAAACAGTGCCAGTAACATTCAACCCCAAATCAGATGCCTTTGGAACTGATCCATTTAATTTTTGTATTGCATCAACTTTTATTAAACTCGTCATACTTTTCTCCTAAACGATAACTAATGTGCCACTAACAGTCAGTGTTACACCTGAGGCAATTGACAAATTTCCTGCACATAATCCATTTGTGTTTGATGCAACTTCCACTGATGTATTCAACTCATTCTCATGCACCCTGATAATGTCACCAAGTCCGCCACCGCTTTCGCCTACAAAAGAGCCACCGCCTGCATTGCTAAAACTTAATGTGCCTGATCCATTTGTAACAATCGCCTGACCACTAGATCCATCTCCATCAGGGAGTGTAAATGTAGTTGTTGTTGTTACTGAGGATGGTGCTTGAAACTTTAGTTGATTTGAGTTGTCATCATCTTGAAATGACAATACATCTAACCCTGATGTTCCTGCTGAGAACTCTTTTAAATGAGACATGACTTCCCTGATAGCATTGTTCACATCTGAAGGTAACATTGAAGATTCTTGAAGATTTACATCTCCAACAACAGTGTTATTGTCTGCGGTTGCATCGTACTCGGTGATTTTGTCTTTTGCCATTAATCAGCCTCCTCTATCGTATTTCCATCAATCTTCGCCCATTCTTGGATTGCTTGGTAGTCTGTGTTATCAGGGTCTAATGGGATAGATAAAACTGTTTCATCATCTCCGACTAAAGTAACTTTATAACTACAAAATTTATTAGTTATTAAGTCTAATTGTTTTTGTACTGTATTAATATTCATATAGAACTCCTATAATTCTGCATTAAAGTGTGCTTTTGCAGTATTACTTGTACCACCTAATCTTAAGAAACAAGGGTTACCTACAGTACCACTTGTGCCACTACTACCACTTACTATTTCTAAAGCACTTCTACTAGTAGAACCACCTAAACCCAAAGTATCAAAATGGTCTGACGCACCAGCACTAAAAGCTATATAATGATTTGTAGCATCAGTTGTTATCATACTTGGTGTTGCTCTCATTTCAACTGGTGGAAATGCAGAAAAATATATTCCACTTGCTCCATAATAATGACCAGAGCCAAGATGATCGTTCATTCCTCTTGTGCCATCAGCAAGAACGTAAAAGTACCTCTGACACAAAGCTAGTTCTTCCCCAAATGACCTATGCTCAAATGGTGTAGCTACAGAACCCTCTTGCAACATCACTCCAGTAACACCCATAGTAAATGTACTTGAACCCGCACATAAAATATTAAGTGCAAGACCATTTAATCCTCCTGATGGAACAGTCCATGATGCAGTGTATTTTACCCAATCAGATGAAAGGCTACCTAAATTTTGTTCTGATATTGTTGTACTTGAACCCCAATTATCTGCACTGCCTGCATACTGTAAACTTGCATATAATGTTGTAGCATTAGATATATTCTTGGCATAAAAACTCGCTGTAACAGTTTTACCTGACAAATGTTGTACGTTCTTGCTTTCAATCCTTTGTGTAACTATTGGATTACCTGATGTAGCACTAACAGTTATAGCAGTTGGAAATTCTGTTGGTGTATTACTTGTTATTACAGCAGAAGCACTACAGCCTGATAATCTAAATCTATCAACAAAATATCCTGATGTAACACCTGACGTAGCATTTCTTTGATTTATAGCCATATTTCCATTGATTATCATATTATAAACACCAAATTGACCACCATTTAGGCTTGATGAGTTTATTGGAACTAGACTAGCTGAAGTTCCTAATTCTCCATCCTTTAGTGTAACACTATCAATAGACACTCCATTTGCTGAAGTTTTTTCACTAATAGTATCGGTAGACATAGCTGTAAAACTTGGACTTGTTAGTGCCTGAGAGCCAGTGTCTACGTTCTTCAAATGGCTCATGAGGCTCCTAATGGAGTTGTTTATGCCACTAGGGCTACAGCCTTCCGAGATATCAACACCATCAATGTCGGTGTTATTTGAGGCAGTGGAATCGTATTGTGTGATATTCGCCTTGGTCATATTATCTCCCTATATTCATTTCTGGGGTTACATTACTGCTCAATAATCCTGATGTTACGTTCCTGGCCGAAGGTACTCCCATGCCATAGATGTAATCTCTTACTGTCGGAACACCAAACCTAGAGTAACCACTAATTAGACCACCTGTAGTCAATCCTGTCATAAGTGGATCTATACCTGCACCTGCACCGCCTAGATTAAGCAATCCACCTGTCAAAAGCTGTCTTGTTGCAGTTCCACTATCTGGCAAGGTTAAATTCAATGCTTGACCCTCATTGGCCAAGTCCTGCATTAATGCCTCACCTTTCCTAAAACTTTTTTTGTTTTTTCCAACGTCAGCCATTCTTGATGCTTGCATAAGTTGATTTGGTGTAAATGTACCCTGCTTAGTTCCACCTTTTTCAACCGCTTTTCCAACAATGTTCAACATCTTAAATGAAAAATCTAAATCATTTAGTTGTGGTGCATACTTAGGATTGTTTTTAACCAGTGTGTCGGTTAAGGCCTCAAGAACTTTATTGTATGAATTTGCATAATTTCTTGTTACCTGATCACCAGAACTTATATATCCTCTGATTTGCTCTCGCAATCCTGACTGTATTTTTTTAAAATCATCACCAGACAAACTGCCATCAGGACTAAAATTTTTATAAACAATATTGTCCATGTCCTGTAAAAATTGATTGTTTACACTCTTAGGCATTGTGTCTGCCTGCTTTAAAATTACATCATCATATATTGATTGTAATTCATCTCTGTTTGGAAACTGTAACTTTGGCTTGAGTTTTTCATAACCATTACTAATTATATCTTCAGCAGTTTTGTAAAGTTCATTACCAGTTGTTTTGCCTTTGAGTTGTTTTTTTAGATTAACACCATATTTTTCTAATGGCTCTAAAACCTTGCGAAATGTTGCCTTATTAAAACCCTGAGTTGCTCTTATTTCTGCACCAACAATAGGATCACCTAGAAAAGGTATTGATTTAATACCCTCTTCTAATTTTCTTATTCCACCACCTACTGACTGACCTAATGTGAGGGGTACTCCTTGTTTAATTAACTCTTTTGCCTTTTCTGTTACTGGTGGTAATGCTTTACCCAAACCAGTTGAAATAGCTGTGCTGACAGCAGTATCTGGTAGTCTTTCTACTGGATCACCTTCACTAGCACCAAAACCATACAAACCGCCTTGTGTAGCAATGTTCTTTAATCCTTTAACACCTAAATTTGCAAGCCTTGCCCCTGCACCTATTGCAGATGGTATGTTGCCTGCAATTTCAGCAGGATATGCTACAAATGGCTCATCCTCTCTAAACTCTTTTATATCTTTTCTTACACTTTTTAATATTTCATCGTAGGCAGTATTAAAGTCTTGGCCTTCAGCAAATTTCCCATATAAGGCTCTGGCTAATGCCTCAAGTTCATCAGCTTGTGCAAAAGTAAGACCTTGTGCAAAAGACCTTCCAGTATCTATTGCGAAATCACCAACAGACCTAGTTCTTTCTGGCTCAGTAGTGTCTACATCTACTGCATCATCTAACTTTTCATACCATTTTTTTTCTGCCATTAGTTTCTTTTCCTTACTTTAAGTTTTACAGAATTATCAGGTAACTTATAATACAAGCCAAATTGTGCCTTGTTCCAATCTTCTGGTTTTGCTATTGGAATAGGATCGAGTTGAGATCCTACTGGCTCATTAAAACCTCCTTGTTTCAATTTATTTAGCAGTGTGTTTTCTAATCTGTATAACTGTTGTAATAACCCTTCAGCACCCATTGCTAGTCCTTGAGTAGAATTTGGACTTGTAAGTAAATTATCTAATATTTGAAAGTCACCACCGACCAACGCACCAAGTTCATATAAATTTTTAATATCTAGTCTTAATGTTTCCGCTAATGAGGAAATTGCTGTTGCCTCTGCCGATGGTAAGTTAATAATTCCAGACAATTGAGTTGTTTTGTCTAAATTTTTCAACTTTTTTGTATATTCATTAAGGTTAGCCAACATCTGGGTTAATTTTGGCCTGTTTTCTAAAATTTTCAATTTCTGTGCAGAAGGCTTTTCACCTATTTCAGTTTTGCCAGATTGTTGACCTGGAAAAGGATTAAAGAAACCTGTAAGATTTTGTGCAGGTCTTTGTATCTGCTTTACTGTTCCATCTGCCATATTAATTGTTTCATTTACTGGTTTTGATAAATAACCATGTGCCAATCTATATTTTTGTTTTTCTATATTTGTGGCTGTATTATTTTTCATTTTATCATTTAAAGTAAGTAATGTATTGAATGACTGATTAGTAATACCAGAACCCTCAAATCCTCCCTGATTTCTTCCATCAACAACTACTTGGCCAGTTCTTGGATTTACTAACATACCGCCTTTTGGCACTGCTACAGGCTGATTCATCTTTTGTTGTGCTTGGTTCATGGCTATGTAATTTTGCAATCCTGCATTGAAAGCATTTCCTATGCCCTCACCAAAACTAACTGGTGTTTTAGAATAACCGCCTTGCTTTAGTAATTCTGCTGATGCACCTAACAATCCAAATGTTGCAGGGTCAAACATACTTGTTCCGCCAGTATTTGAACCAAGTAACCCTGGGGTTTCGTCAGGTGTTTTTAGTTTAGGCCTAGACGTTATGCCACCTGGATTTATTGGAATTCTTACAGGATTTGTAGATATTGGTGCAGTTGATCCATATGTAACCCTGGGAGTGAAATACCCACCGCCAGGTCTTTCCATACTGAGATCTCTTTGAAATAATAAATCTATTGGCCTGTTCATATTACATATACCCCAATAATCCGCCTAACAATGCTCCAGTGCCACCACCGAAACCTGCCATTCCTGCTAATTGTGCCCCGCCTAATGCACCACCTAACGCAGATAATCCTCTGTTTCTAAATACTGGTTGTGCTGTATTTGATCCTACTGTACCACCACCAACTAATGATAAGTAATTAGCTAGTCTTTGATCATCTATGTTTTGCTCGAAATTAAACCTGTCGATGTCTGATTGAAGAGTAGCCATTGCATCAGCTTCTCTTGCTCCACCAACCTTTGCCAATTGTTGTGCATCAAGGTTTTGTATATTTGGAGCCATTCTAAGGGCATCCTGTTGTGCTTTGTAAGCAATAGGTGCTAATCCTGATGCCAGTGCTGATTGATTGGCTCCTGATCCATATCTTCCTGCTTTAGAAAATCTGCTTTCAATTGTGTCTACCACTGGCTGAAATGCCATACTCATTAATGGATTAGTTCCCATAAGATTTTGTTGCACTACGTTTTGCGATTGAGCAGTCAAACTGTTTGGGTCTAATGCCCTGTCTCTAACCATATCAAGTGCCATTTCACTTTCTGGAGAAAAACCTACAGTTGTTGGAAATGGATAAAAATTTGGCTCACCTGTATCATATCTCTGCTTTGCCTCACTTAAGCCATATTCTAAAAATGGCTTTGCATATGCAGGAGGCTCAACTTGAGTGTTAACAGTTTGTTGTCCACTTCTTCCGCCTTTGCTCATTTATATTTCCTTCACTAAAGTTATTGATGATGGTTTGTAGCTTTTCAAAACTCTTTCCCATCCTTTTCTGCCATTGATCTCAACACCTTTGCAGGTATATTGTTTTGACCAATCAACAATCTCTGGTTCTGCTTTTAGCAATGTTTTCAAGTTACCACCTGCAAGCCAGAATCTTAAAACCCTGCGTTTAGGGTAACTCACTATTTCTGTAACAATCGCACTGTCATGGTATGGCCAAAACTGTGCATCTCCTGCCTGGCACATTGCAAATACATCTTCTGCGGAATGACTATTATGTGCATACTTTAATGCATCATTTATCCATTTTGTGCATCGTGTAAACTCATCCAAAAATGACGTAGTCAAAGGATCTTGTGGTAGTTGCACTAGCATGATTTAATGTTGCCTGCCCTTTTTGTCTGCCTGTCACATGAATTGTTACAGTTGATGCATCGCTTGTTGTTGGCATAAACAATATGACACTGTCACCGCCAAGACGATCATCACTTAATGTTGTTGTTGTTGCACTGTTTGCCAGGGTAATTGACCCTGTAGAATTAACTTTGCCATCCAGGATATTGTTTACAACATTGGCTACATTTCTTGGATTATCACCCAATGATGAAAGCCTTCTATAATTACTTACCCTGGTCATCTTCTACCCAGTGGTTGACCTTCTAAGTCAAATCCTTGTGCAAAATCCCAGAACCCAGATATGTTCATTCTGATCCTGTGAAACCTGCCTTGTGATCTATGTTGAACAAACCCTTCATCAGTCAATGAATTGGCTGTTGAAAATGTAACATCATCATCCTGCCTGTCTCTAGCACCAACTTGCACTGTTACTGAGCCATTTCTAAAATATGGCACTGATCTAGTTACAAGAGAATGTTTGCCTTTGTTCAAAGCAAATTCTGATGTTTCAATAACTGCACTTAATGGTTGTCCAGTAAAAGATGTAATTCTTTTGTTAACCGATCCACCAAACAAGAATGCTCCACCTTTATATAGGTTTGAATCTAATGGTGCAGGCAATGCATCAAGGTTACTTGCTAGATTGTCTAATCCTTCAAGTGTATATCCTGCTGTAAAAAATGGTGCTATCAAGTCAACACTTACTTTTGCAATTGACCATCTTTTTATTGCGTAATTATAAATCAATAATTTATCTGGCACAGATCCAGAAGTGTTTGAGTTTGATACATAAGACCACACAACTATTTGGTTTGTAGGATCTACAGCACTTGTCATTTTGTCAGGAAATGCACCATTAAAATCATCAAAGAAAAACTTATTTACTTTTTCTGCCCCTATTGGGATTGATTGCATTCCATCAAAAGCATAAAACCCATCTTCGTTTAAAAAGAAAATTGTATTTCCTATATGTGCTACTGATCCAGGAAACGTACAACCTCTTGCAGTTTCAACCTTATCAATCTGGTAGATCAATGGTGTTCCTACATATGATGCCCTTACTATGGCTTTTTCCATAAGTATGGTTGCGTACTCACCACCCACTAATCCAGTTATTGCACCTGCATCAGGTATGTCTTGAAAGTCCGCCTGGTCAGTTCCAACAGTCCACTGAGTTGCATCATTGATACCAGACCATCTAACCCTAAATGGCACCCTGCCAGATCCCTCATCAATATTGGCAGTCCAGACCTGATCCCTAACCACTGCAATAAAATCTGCTTTTGGCGGTGTTCCACCTAAATCTGCAAACACACTATCTGTACCAAGAGTAAATTCTTGCAGAGTTTCAGCTATACCACCTGCTACAATAACACTTGTGCCAAACTGAACAAATCTCCATCTTTCGGCATCAGTTAGAGTATATCCGCCACCCTTACTTATGTCGTCAAGGTTTGATGTTCCTGAGTTAAACTCATAAAGTTTACCTGCATCACCTGCAAATAATTTTACATTTCCAGAATTATCTTTTGCAGAAAAAATATTTTTTATTTCATTTGTAGCCTGGTTACTTAAATTAGCTAGACTATTTAATGATCTATAACCCTCGAATGCAGGTATTACATTTTCGGCTACAGTTACACCTTTGTTTTCTAAATCTGGCTGATCTGGTAGCCATTCTCCAAACTTAATCATCGTTGTAACCAAACCTCACTTCCAACATTTTGTGTTGTCCATACCTCTGCACCATCTGCTATTTCTGACCAGGTTTCTGATCCTTCAGATATATTTGTCCAATCTTCACCTAGCACTTTTGCATCTACTGTTCCTGTAACCTCTGCACTTCCTGTAGCTGAAACATTAGTTGTAAAGTTTGCATTAGCTACAACACTGGCTTCTGTTGATGCAGATGCGGTTGCTAATACAACTATATTTGCAGTTGCACTAACAGATGCACTAACAGAAGCACTTGCAGTAACCTGCTGTATTCTTATTGCACTAGCAGATGCTGTCGCACTAACAGAACCACTTGCCACTACAGTTACTTCAAATGTAGCGGTAGCTGTTACTGTGCCTACAGTTGCAACAGTAAAACCAAAAGTTCTTATTCTGTTTGGTGTTGCTGAAACAGTAGAACTTACTGCTCCTGTAGCTGTGCCAGTTCTAATTCTTATACCGCTTGCAGTAGCTGTAGCACTTGTTGAAACTGTGGCATCTACTTCAATAGCAAATTGAATTTCTGCACTAGCTGTTGCTACAGTTGATGCTGATGCTGTACCCTGCCTGACTTGTAAACTTGAAAGGCTATCAATATTTCCAAACGTAGCAATAAAGTCAATTGTACCCCAACTATCAAGTTGTTCTAATGTTGGGTTATTAAATTCAACCTTTTGTAAATCTGCATCATTATCTAAACTTCCTGATATACTATCAAGAGGTGTTGTGATTTGATCTAAATGCGGTGTTCCTAATGGCATTTAAATCTCACTAGTTTGCAGTGATAGTTAAAGAACCACTTGCTACTTTTAAAATATCACCTGATGCAATTGTTTTAGATGCTGTAAAAGATCCATGAAATAATAAATTACCACTGGATGATGCATCAAAAATTCCCCAGTGGGATACGTCACCCCATGAACCAGTTGCACTATTAAATTCCACAGCACTGTTACTTGCTATAGATCCACCTGATGCAGATGCAAATGTAATTGCTTTTCTAGTGTAATTATTTCCTGTTAATTCTGTACCACTACCATCGTCTTGAAGGCTTGCAGTTGCAAGACCTAGATATACTGCGGATGGTGCAGATGTAGAGGCTGTGCCTGTAAAATGATCTAGAAATTTTAACTCTAGATAATCACTCATTGCTGACATATTTTATCTCCTAACTTGCTGATGATGATTGCCTTGCATAGACTGAACTTATGTGAAGTGATCCAGTTCCATAATGACTTCGCTGTTCGTCTTTTCTTATTTCCTCTATTGCCCTTGTGAATTTTGCATCATAAGTAGAGGCTCTGGCCTCATCCATTAAATATGTATAGGCCTCAACTAGACTGCCAGATAAGTATGCATCTGGATGCCTGGTTAATAGTTGATTGGTTGTATTACTGTCTGACAATGCAGTCAGTCCACCAATGTAAATAATTTCTGCTGTATAAGCACTATCTGGCACTGGTCTTAATTTCATTTCAGCACCAACAATTGAATATGATAAAGGTTTGCCATTACCGCCAGATGGAAAGTCTTTGTCTAGCTGTATAGGACTTTTGTAATCTAAAATTGTATTTGGTGAAGTGTTGAGTTTTACTTCCCTTACTTCCCTCAAATCAGTTGGTAATGCTATAAACTCATCCCCTACAGTCAAAGTCGCATTTGCTCTTTTTTCCTGATCTCTTGTCTCCAATTCCCTAGACAGCCTGGCCTCGGCTAACTGTATAAAGTTGGGTATCTGGTCTGTAAGATCAGTCCTTGCCATAAAATTAGCAATTGCTGTCTTTAACTCTGCATAGGTTGATATACTCATACGTTACCACCGCTAGTTCTAAAATATCTGTTATCAATATCGTTTAACCAGGCTTTCCACTTTTTCTGTGCCTCTGGATTATTGTGTGGATCACCAAACCTTTTCATAAGATCCATGTAAATCATAGAAGGGATTTCAGCCACAGGTTGCCAGTGTTTTTGCGTATTGCCGATTAAACTGCCTTTTCTGTATTCATTTCTTTTTGATTTATTAATATCCAAAACTTCACTTATGTGTTGTTTTTCCTCAATGGTATAACCACCTTCTGGATTGTCATGCATCCATATTTCTTTTTGGCTATATGGATTTCTTTCAATTAATCTTTTCATAAAAAAACCTTTTGTTAGGGAGGCCGAAACCTCCCTATCTAATTGTTATTAAGCTCCACTTAAGCCGATAACAGAGGCATGTGCCTTTGGTGCTGTCGGCATATATGTCCACTCATATACGATCTGGTGTTTGATTGAATCACCAGTTTTGGCTAACTCGGCCTCAACGAAATTTCTTCCATCAAGGTTACCAATCATAATATGATCAGGGTCAATGATATGAATTTTATCATTTGACATGAACCTGCTCATTGAGATGGAAAGCTGTCCGAAATCATTCATCATCACAGACACAGATCCTATAAATGAGGGAGCAGTGTTTTGTGTGGTGTTGACCTGATTTGTTACCAAGTTTGTTCCTGCTTGTGAAAGATCACTTATGTTAGCCTTATTTGTGGCATCACATAAAAGCATTCTAGGGTTACCCCCATCTTCCCAAGCCTGCTGTGTAGCAGTATCAATCTTAGCTAATGTAAGAGCCTGCTCAGTACCTGTTAAATCAGCTACATCAGAACCATCACCAGTAGCAAATGAAATGTCAGAAGGATCTGCACTACCATTTGTTACAAATGTAATGAATGTCGCTGACTTTCTTGGGTCAGAACCAGACTTCGCTACGTTAAGATCTGTAATAATTTTCTCAACGTCTCGTCTTAATTCTAAGCCTTTTAAAACCTTTTGATACGCAGTTTCTTTATCTCTACCTGCTTTATCAACAGCCTCTAATGTTCCAGAGATTTGGAAATCTTTAACTGAGATTTGAGTATTATTAGTTAATCTTGTTGTCGCTGTTGGTGTTGCATATGTTGCATCTGCACCTTCGTTGACTGAGTTTTGACCTGCTGAAGCTAACTCTTGGACTTGCCATTCAGTTAGTGTACCTTTAACAGTTGTCTTTTTTGCTGTAGAGAAAAAAGGTGTTTCTGTAGTATCTAGTCTGTAGATAATATCAGATAGATCCTCTCTCTCTCCAACAGCATTTGCTGTAGTAAATTGTGCCATCGTATTAACTCCTATTGGCTATTTGTTTTGATTTAAAAGATATTCAACAGCATTATCGAAATTGCTGTTTTGCAAAAATTTATCTCTTACCTTTTTATTCTGGCTTGAAACAATTTCTTGCTTAGTTCTAGGAGTGCCTGCTTTCACCATTTTTGGTGCCTGTTTAACCTTCTTAACTAAGTTAGGTTTTTTCTTCATGAGATTGTCGAACTTCATAGCCTTCCTCAAAGTTACAATTGCACGATGATCAACAGCATTTGCTATTTCATCATCAGTGTAACCAATGACAGATTTGGCATAGTTAATGACTTCCTTCCTCTCATCATTCATGACCTTTTCACTTTTCCATTCTGGAATTTTTTCCAACATATTTTCATATTCATTTTTCATATGCTGATTAAACTTGATAACATTTTCTTCGTTTTCTCGTTTCGTGATTTGGTCGATCTCCGCTTGAACTTTTTTCCTCTGATCCTGTCTAATAGACCAATCAGTATAGATTGCATTAAATTCATCTTGAGATCTTGTTCTACGCAGTTCATCCCAGTTAGGTTCTTCAACTTGTAATTGCTTATCAAGCTGTGCTAAACCCTGTTTAAACTTGTCTTGCAGTTGTTTCGTCTCGGACTTTTCTGCCTCAAACGATTTACGTTCTTGATGCAAGCTGTTTAACTCTCTGTGGAATTTCTTTTGCCTCATGTGACCATTCAAAGCCTCATCCAGGGTTACCTCTTCTTCTACACCATCAACTTTGATTTTGTAGAGAGTAGGAGCCTCTTCCTCGACTTCTTCAGTATCACCTTCTTCAAAAGTTGTATCTTCCGCCTCATCGCCCTCATCGGTCTCTACCTCTTGACTTTCATCAATGGCTTCCTCTTGCTCTTCGGTTTCTGATACTTGAGCCTCTTCTACAGGCTCGGCCTCACCATCTGTAGGAGTTACCTTGTTCTCGGTTTCCAATGGTAATAACATTTCTGCTACTGCTGAATTTATATCCAGTGTTTTATTTTCTTCACTCATAATTACCCCTAATTAAGTGTTGATTTTCTGCCAATCAGTTCATCTAATTGGCTCTTTGCTAACCTTCCATTACCGCTAATGCCTGTCATGGCATCTTTGAGTGCTTGTAATGATTGGTATAAGTAATAAATTCTTTCTCTTTCTTCACTGTCCTTCATGTTGGACATTTTCCATGCACTTAAAAATTGCTCTTCAAGATTTTCAAAAATTTCAGTGAATACTGGATTTTTTATTATTGCATCCACTTGCTGACCTTTTTTTATTTGATCATGCAACCTACCTTCTTTTGACATCTAAGAACTCCTAAATGGTGTAAAGCCAAGTAGATTTGGAGGGTTCTTGAATATTGATGGTCTTGTTGCAAACCTACTCATAAAATCTTGGTTAGCCTGATTATAATTAAATCCCTGCGGAACATTACCTGGTGGTGTATTTAACAATGCATAATTTCTAGTAAATGCAGGTGCATTCATATCTACTGGATCTTTAGATGTTCCAACAGCATTATCAGATTTTGTTTTTAATCTACAAGCCTGCAAATCATTATCAAATACATATCCATCAGGACATTGCTCTTTACCTGTAATTGGGTTTTTAGATGTCGGTACTATTGTTTGACTTTCGTTATTATCACTGCCAATTGTCGGATCACCATAAGGGTTATATTCATTTAGACCTGTATAAGTAGTAACATCTGGTAAAAAAGGAATGCCAAATAATGATGTTTGACCAGTAGCACCAACTATATCACCTTGATTGTTGAAAACCGCTGTACCACCTTGACTAAGTTTATTTGCAATTTGATTTCTCAAACCAAATATGTCACCTGCTCCAACATTAATTTCTTCCATTCTAGATGTATAAGCATCATCAATAGATGTGGCATTTGGGTTTGCATCAATAAAACCTTGCTCTCTAGCAAAGTCTTGTTGTGTAAGTGTGTTTCCTATCGTATCTAAACCCATGTCCTGGGCAGTAACATTGCCAAGATTTGCACCTAATGCCTGACCACTAGCATATGCATTTTGAATATCAGCCTGTGCTTGATTATAACTTGCCTCAACATCTGAACTTGAAAACCCCTGAGATTGATTAGGATCTTGACCTATTCCAAAATCATCAAATCTTCCTTGTGCTTCAATGGTTTCGTCAGAATCACTTGAACTATCGGTACTTTCACCCATAGATATACTCCTATGCTACTTTTTTACCTGACATGGCTGTACCTATTTTTTTCTTAGAAGGCCTAAACCAATGTACTTTAATATTTTCTCCAATATTTTCTTTTATGTATTGCCTCATGTTGCGAACTATTTGCCTTGTTTGACCAAATGGAGCCACAAACTCTGCCATATATAAATTATTACCTGACTGCCAATCATCAGCTTTCATTCTGTATTCTTCGCTTAACAGTTTTTCTAAAATTTCATCACTTACCCATGCCCATAAACAAAAGCCAAAAGGGTCATTATTATTGTACCAGATCCTATATTGACCATGATACATCGGAGGAACTATGACCCTCTTGACTTGATGCATTTTCCAATGATGGTGAAAATCCGACAATGTCAGGAGATACAAAACATCTCCTAAAACATTTTTATTGCCTTGGAAGGTTTGTGGAGATTTCACTGTCTGTAACTGCTTTTGCAACCCTAAGTTCTGCCTCAAGAGCCATCTCCTGTTTGCGTATTTCTAAATCTGCCATTGCCTTTTCTTTTTTCAATTGAATTTCAGCATTGGCCTTCATTCTGTCTAATTCGATTTTCGCTTCGAGTTTGATTTTTTCTGCCTCAATTTCGGCTTGGACTTTTGCGATTTCTGGATCTTGTTGGGCAGGCTGTTGTCTTTGCTGTTGCTCTTGAATTTTTTGCTGAACCAATTGCGGAGGATTGAAAAACTGGTCTGAATCTTTGAAACCAAGGACATCCACAATCTGCCTAAGTGTATTCGAGTATTGAGCCATTCCACACAATGGATTATCAACTCCCAAAGTCTGCATAATAACTTCTTGCTTACTTGCAATGCTTTGGAGAAATGCAACTTTTTGATCTTCATTTGCTGTTCCTAACCCTACGTTTACAACTACGTCAAAGCCACTTGAACCCTCTTGTGGATCAATAGGTACAAACTTATTTCTAAGCCTTACAATCCTTGGCTGTTGTTGGTAGTTAGTGATTATATGCAATATGCCTTTGAATAGATCCTTAATGCCTGTTTCTGCAATTGTCCTGGCATAACTCTCGACTTTGGCCTGAGATCCACGAACTGTGGCTTGTACAGCACTAGCTGTTGTTGATTGCAATACAGATGGATCTAATCCCTGTGTCTGCCTGCTAACACCAGTTCTATCGGCCTTAACCTCATCCAGATACTGCATAAGAGGCTGTATTTCTCTTCCTACCCCTTGTGCCTGTAATGGCTGTACAGCACCCGCATTTCTTACTCTAATTATACCGCCTGCTGTGCCATCTAAAACATCATCAAGATTTGTTTGCCCTTCTTGAACAATCAGTCTTGGCAATACTGAGTGATAGGTGCTATCCAGGTACTGTCTCATTAATGTTGTCTTGATGGTTTGTAGATCTTCGGTAGCATCAAAGATAGATCTTCCTACCAATCTATGTGGCATAAGTATTGGAGACACACAGGCAAAAGGAATATAATCACAAACTTCGTTTTCTAATATTTCTTCAGCATTATCACCAATAGCTAGTATTTGTCTTAACTCACTGACACCATCTCCATCTACGTCAATCTTCATTGTAATCTGATTGACTATAACATCCTTTTGACTTTCATCATCTGGATCACGATATGTACCGCCTTCGATATCTTCAAATCGTCTTTGCTTTTCTTCTCTTTCCTGACCGCCATATACATCACCTGCATACTGCTTAACCAACTCCTCATCGTATCCCATTGATACAAGGTCAGAAACTGTCATTTGTGTTCTATGACAAATGAAGTGACAATCTTCTAAACTCTTAGCATTTTTATTAAATATAAATTCTTCTGGTGGAACATTCTCAATTTTAACTCGGCCAGACTTTTTCCTAATCCTGACCTTCATGTTGTAACTTCTGGTAACTTGTGTTTCTACACCATCATCATTAATTAATGTTTCTGTGTTTTCGGTTTGAGACACAACATCAATGTCTGGGTTTGCCAGTAA